TCCAAATGTGCTTTGAATTCTAGATGGTCTTTGACCTCTTTTACTGGGTGAAATAGACCGTCCTTGTGGACGGTGTCTTTTGTCCAATTATGTCTAAAAATGACCGATTGTAATTCGGGCGCAAGTTCTTTTGTGAACTTCTTGTGCTCCACAATCGTACTGAACAGCGTCTCCACAAAACATATTGTCTTCTTTTCGGACGCCATTTTAGCAATCTCCGCAAAAATATTCCGGGAGATGCGCACGGCACATACGAGGCATCTATAATAGGGTCGCTCCATCTTTCCTTCCGCATCGAACCACCAGAAAAATCCGGGGTCCTCTGTTTCGGACACATGCTGTTTTCCTACAAGGTCCGTATCAGGATACCGTCCATTCATTTCGTCAAAAATGTCGGGGCGCGGAATGAACACGTCCTCTTCGACGAACCAGACGTGCGGGGCCATATTTTTTACGCAAAAGTAATACAGGGCCTTATCCCACGCCGACGGTTTTTTCGGAATCGTAGAGGCGGAATTGATGTAGCCGGCCTTTCCGCAGATATCATCCGATATCTGGACAATATGGAGCAGACCCGGTGTCACAGGATGAGCGGTGGCGGCATCCCTCTCCGTGATTTTGACCGTTTTGAAATCCGGCGATTCCGGGGGCACATATTCATTATTATCGCAAATGACATAGACGGTCTGGGTCTGCGTAAACGGGACCAGGGTTTTCAGATATTCTTTTGGGGGTGCGACGCACAGAAAGCAGAGGGGATATGTGCTTACGGAGGGTGTAACAGCCTCGCTAACTGGAGGGGAATTCTGAAATCCATCCAACCGAAGTGTTAAAATGTATAATAGTGCAACGGCAACGAGAACATATAAAATAGTTTTAACTAAATTATGTGTTCCTTTGGAACCCATCCCTATTATCATCCAATATAAAACTCGAAGTTCGTTAATCACCTATTTTTCTTAGTAGACCGCCGCCCTCTACTTTTTAGACGAGGAAACCCCTTATGATACTCCCACAACCCTTCAAACCGTTTATAGAAATTTTCCCTATTTTTGGGGGTCATCGGATTATTTCCGTATTTGTCCAACTCTTCAAAATACATATTCAACATTTTTTCTACATTTTGTGAATTGCGATTTTTCTTTGTTTTGGAGTTGTTCGCTCGTGGCGGACTCAGACGCATTTCTTTTAACGCCTTTACTACATTTTTTGGTGTTGACATCTCTTGTAAGAGCTTGAGATTTTATAGGTGCTTGCCGCCCGTGCTATTAGATATCCAGCGCAATACTGCTTCCACTAGGCGGAGCGGGGCGGCGACCACGACGACGCCCAGAAACTGACCCAGCCATACTGCCCAAATCATCTGACCCGGCGATACTCTGCACTTCTACCGCAGCCGACACGGCCGGCTGCATCTCGGGGCGCACCTGCTGGGTCGCCATACCCTCCATAGCGTCATTTCTGCGTACCTGGTCGAAGGTCTGCAGAATGTCGTCGACGCCACTAGGCCCCTTCATTTCCCGACGAGCAGTCTGGCGAGGCTCCATCGCCGCCACGGTCTGAGGAACCTGGGCCATCGGGGGCGCATTGCTTGCCCCGAAGAAGGAGCCCGTGGGGGGCACAGGCGCGCCTACTGCGTTTCCGGCCGCCGCGTCACCACCCATCGCCATAGACATAAAGTTCCCGAAACCCGGCCCCGCCTGCTTCGCCGCCGCCGTCGCAAACTGCCTCGCCATCTCCGGATTCTGCCGCAGAATATCATCCATCGACGGCATACGAGCACGCAGGAACGTATTGCTCACGTGGCACATGAAGCCGCTGCCGGCCAACGCCATCACAAGCCGAGCCTCAGGCGGCATCTTTCCACGCTCCTTGTATTTGTCATAGAGCTCCTCGAATATCTCGTCAAAGTCCTCCAGGTTCTCGTGCACGGACTCAGACCAGCCGTCCAGCTTCAAATCGAAGGGGTCGAACTTGTCGTTCATCCACTGTAGGCCCGTCACTACACTCATCATGGCCTGGCGCTGGAAACGAATAGACGACTCCAGATTACGAGCATCCGCCAGACGAGTAAACTCCGTCTTAATCTCCTCCAGCGTATTATCCATCGTATAACGACGGCTAGGTGTCAGCCCCTTCTGCTCCATGCGCTGGAGCTTGTTCAGCAAGTCGACCTTCTCCTTGCGCTCCTCCTCGGGGCTTAAACGCCCGGGTGCCGGAGAAAGGCTAGTAAAAGGGCCAGATGCGCTTTGCGAGTTTGCGAAAAGGCCTCCCTCTACGGCGGAAGAGGGCTTCGGGAAGCTGGTTGAGCTAGTACTTTTTGAAAACTCAATCTCAATCGGGGCTGAAGGACCACTCATCGGTCCAGCACCGATGTTGAGTGATATCGGCTCTACAGGAGATATTTCAATTTCCCCTAGGCCACCGAGGCCGCTGCCGCTTGCGCCACCGCCGCTTGAACCACCCAAATCAAAAGAGATTTGGCGTGTAGATCCACCACCGCCCCCACTGCCCCCACCGCCCCCACTGCCCCCACCGCCCCCACCACCTCTGCCCATCCCTGCATTCGACAACATGTCGAACCCCAGGTCACCACCACCGAGCTCTGTAATTCCCATGTCCATCGGGGGACCTCTCGCAACAGACTCCATCTCGTGAATTGTGACGCTCATCCCTTCTTCGTGTTAATTCGGTCTTTTTAAACCGTTTCTGTGCGCACGAAAGAATCCAGACACATACACAGAGAATCGCACAAATCTGATTTCTTGTGCTGGGTCGCTAGAAATTGCCTCCATTTCTCCTTATCGGCAACATCCTCCTTGGAAAACCACTCTTCGATGCGGGCCTCGGATGCCTTTTTACGCTCTGCATACCCCTTGTCCCCTCCCGTTGCGCCCTGTGTCTTTTTGGATGCATGAACAAAACCGACCGTGACGCCGGGAAGTCTCTCTCTCAGCGTGGCAAACAGGAGAATTTGCAACGATTTCATCGTGGGATTCTTAAATGCGGGCTGGTTCTCCAAAAGGATTGTCCCAGCCCCACGGAATAATTCCAGCCGGGCATTCACGAAATTCTGGAGAGCCGTGTGGAGAGCGGCTAGATCGGAATTTTGTTTCACGGATTTTTTTGCAGGAACAATTGGAATTGCGAATTTCGTTCGGAGGTCCGAAACAATTTCCTCTCGCCGCAAATTTTTCGTAGAAAGTTTCGGAATTGTTTTCAGAATTTTCAGAGTCGGAATTATTTTGTACGGATTTCCAGAGAGGTCGGCCAGAATTGGGAACGCTGTGCCCGTATGGCGCTTACAGACAACTGCGGCCCCTGCCGTGTGTGTAGCCCGTTTCCCACAGGTTGTGCAAACCGGTTTTCGTGTGGCCTCTTCGCTCGTTGTTCCTGCGAGCAGGTCGAAATTCTCCCAGCCCAAGATGGACCAGCGCTTACCGGATCGCTCCAAAAGACACCAGGCCAAATTGCGAATTCCTATATCGAATGTCAAAATCCTCGTGGGTGTTGACATTCTATACTGTTATGTACTTACGTTAAGAACTTACCTTTAAGGGGGCCGCCTAGACCGCCTTGAGTCCATTGGAAATAACAGGGGGTGGATAGAGCTCTCTAGGGCGAGCCCCTCTCAGCGCATTCCGTCCACCCTCATACCGAGTAGTATAGGTGATTTTCGGAAGCGGCGCTGTCGAGTAGGGCACAGTGTACGTTCCAAACAATTCGGGAACGGGCTCGTGGCGCCCTGTACCTATCGGTGCCCCCCCATAGGGATTCGCACCCTCATCATTGGACCCGTAATTCGCCGTACGCTTGCAGGCAGAACGAGTACAGGACACGACCTCTGCCAACGGAGGCACAACCGTCGTATCGAACATAAAATCCGCCCCCATGCGCTTTGCAGAAATCCGCCTCGACATTTCGATAATATCGTCGCCGTTGCGCTGCATGAACCGTTTGGTCGGAAATTGCTGTCCTGCCGGAATATTCTCTGAGCAGTGCGAGTCGTAATTCGTCACCAAACGACCGTCCTCCATCTGTGCCGGGTAGCCTGGGAATCGGCTGTCGGGTGCAGGGAGGGTCTGACCTTTTGCGACTCGTCCAATAGTGACGGGTGCGGCGGTGGTGTGTTCATAGTAGTTTGGTGATGTAGGAAGACGAAAGAGTTTCGGATCCATTCTCCTATACTCTTAAGAGGAAAGAGTCTCGGCAGAGAGTTCATTAGAATCCTCCATATTGAGAGGAGCACCTCCACTAGACCCCTCGGTAGAAAGGGTTGCATTCACTCCTGTATCAGTCTGCATAGAACTATTCCTGTCGGATTCTCGCAACAGATTTATCACGCCCCCCTTCTTCATGCTCTTCGTCACCCGAAGAGAGCGCTTCTCGGCAAGAGCATTCAACTCCTCCCGACTCATCGAGTCATAATCGGGCAGGGTGGCAGGGGCAGCATCGGTAGCATCGGTACTATCCTCATTCTCCGTGGCAGCGGCGGCCTCCTCCATGACAGACGAATACATTGCAGCCGTGTCCTCTTTCAGCTCCTCACTGTCCTCAGGCTCGAACGGCTCGGGCTCCTTCAACGGCGGCGGGATATGCAGGGGCTGTTCCATGTCCATATTCATCTTGATATCAAGCAGAATAGACTCCAGAAGGTTTATCTTCTTGTCCGTGTAAGAAACACGGGAATAGAAATAGAAACCCATCGCACCAATAAGCAGAAGCATTACGGCGGAAAGAAAAAGGACCTCGCTCATTTCGGATTCTCCTCTTTGGTTTGTTTTTTCGGCTCAGACTTTCCCGCAATCGCCGGAAAGAGGCCAAAACGGTTCCATATAGATTTCACGCTACTCACTTTACAGATTCCGGGGCGAATATCATACAAGAACTGGATAGTGTCCCGCTTCCCCATTTTGGCCCCGCAACAGAGTCTCTGCACAGACTCGGGTGCGCTCTCCACAATTTCGAAAACATGGGTACTTACCACGCTGAGTATATTGGGCTTCTCCCACATTGCCTCGAGGAATTTTCTTGCCGTCAACATTCCGTCGGGCGGGTTTGTAGAGTGGAAGAGTTCATCATAGATGACGAGTCCGAACCCCTCGGACTGCTGGCGTTTAAGAATCTTGGAGGCGAAATAGACCTCGGATTCGAACATGGAGAGTTGTCCAGGATTGTCTTGGAGGCGTAGACCGGAAGATATCCAGGACAGTTTTCTTATAACGAAATTCTCTGCCGGAGCAACCCCGTACGCATGTGTTAAGAGGGTGCATTGCAGAAGAGCCCGTAAAAAGGATGACTTGCCGCCACCATTCGGTCCGGTCAGTACGGTATGATGCGATTTGCCGGTGAGAGAGATAGTAGACGGGACCGCATTGGAGCCGAGTGAAATGTCACTAATATTGAGAGCCTGTATGAGCGGCACATCCCCCTTTACGATGAGCTGGCTCATCGATAGAATCGGTGAGTTCGCAATTCTCCAGAGGACCTCCATTTCTGCGAAATCCCGTAGAGCGATTCGGAAGCGTTCGGGCTGTTCTATAAGAAGATGGATGGCTCTGCGAGGGTCGTCCTCCAGAATGGCGAGGGAGTGTCGAAAGGGGAACACAATTTGAAGTCTGCGGAATTGCCCCGCCCTCTCCTCATACATCTTTTTCAGACGCAGAACCCGCCCTCCATTTTCCAGAATGTTCCTATCGATTTTGTAGAGGTGATACGCATTCTGAATAGGCTGTATGAGCGACTGGGCGAACGAGAACGCCATGAAGAGGCCCTGAATAATACTCCTCGCAGAGAACATGTTGGGGGCGACAGGTTTTAGACCACCGCCGCTCGTTTTCTCAAAGGACACGCTTGTGCCCGACCACAACATCTTCATTATATCGGAGTATTGCTCCGTCGAAATAGGGAGTTTATAGAGAAATTTCAGGAAAATATAGGGTATCATCCATGCGACCAGAGGAACCACGATGGCCATCAGAGGTACGGCCCATACCTTGAACATCGTAAGAGCGAATAACACGTAGGGTACGTAGTTCAAAGAGCGGAAGTATTCGTCCTGGAAGGAAAGTTGGGACAGAGCCTCCTCTTGTAGTTTCTGCAGGTCTTCCGATTCTGGGTTCAAAAAGTCCTTGAGGGCGGTTTCAATCTCCTTCACCTCCCGAATCGTCTCCTCTATCTCTTTTCCTGTATCGGTGTCTACCGCCGTGAGTCGCTGGATCGCATTTACCCGTAGACCATAGGCAAAGTCCGAGGTATTCATGGCCCCCTCTATCGACTTGTCAAGTATATCCTTTGTCTGTGAAAGTGTACACCCCAGTATCGTATCGAGATTCTGTAGGCCGGCATCCCTTATAAGTGACATCGTAATTCTAATATAGGGACCAAGCAAATATGATTGGAAATACACGCATTGGCGGCGGCAAAATGGTCTAAACAATTTTGAGTATACTATATCAGGGAGAAATGTCGTCGACAGAAGGTATTCAAACGCTGGTTCAGAGTATATTATTACAAGAAGGAAATGCGCCGAAGCCTCCCACTTCCGTGTGCCTTTCTATAGAGTCTTTAAAGGACTTGATTGAGTTCGAAACATCGACTCAATCTGGTTGGAGAAAAATGTCTCCGGTAGAATCCGGAGGGGGGAATAGACTTCCTTCGTCCTCCTCTATGGGCGGTTTTCGCAATATGTCGAATCCGACCTCGCCCATATCACGGGTATCTTCGTCAAAATCCTTTGGAGATAGCCCTATTGCGCAAAATACGTCGGCTCCGCCACCGATTCAAAAATATCAGAGTAAATTCAAAAATAGTAGTCAGCCCGTCGATGATAAGATTTTGAATGTTATTATTTTGTCCAAGCTGAACAAATTTAGCCCCAAAACATACGACGATGTTCGTGATTTTCTGTACCAGATTTTAGGGTCAGGTGAGCCCGATTTACAGGAAATGGTTCGTGACTTTATAAAGTTGGTGTTCAAAAAGGCGGCAACAGAGGATGTATTCTGTCCCCTGTATGCGAAACTCTTGAACGAAATTTCCGGACGCTACACGGTAATTTTGCAGGAAATGAACAAACTGCAGTCGAACTATCTGAAGGTTTTTGACGACATTGCAGACTCGGCGAATTCGGACTATGACGAGTTTGTCGAGAATCAGAAGAATAAGCAGTTCCGTCTTGGATACAGCCAGTTTTTGGCGGAGTTAAGCGCGCTCGAACTGCTCGACCTAGGGCTCCTAAATACCACCTTTCAGAAGATTCTGAGTAATATGTTGGTAAATGGGAAACTGGATGACAAGAAAACTCTGATGGAAGAGTATTCGGATTGCCTTTTCAAGATGGCGAAAGTTCTGAAGAAGAAGGCGGCCCCTTTTTTCGTGAACGCACGGGCGACACTTTTCCGAGATAATCGGGCGGCCTTGGATGAACTGATTTCGAAATCGGCCGAGTTCAAGAGTGAATCGCCCAAGGCGCGTTTTATTTTGATGGACGTATATGATATTCTCTCCAAATAAAATCTCGTAGTACTGCAGAATGCCGAAACGTGGAACTCGTAAAGCTGGGCGTGGACTCGTTAGTCGTGTATTTGCGCCGGTGGGTGTGGCCGTGAATACCGTGGGTGTAATTGCAAAGAATGTTTTTAAGACTGCAAAGAAAATCGGGACGCATGCCGTGAAAGGTACAAACAAGGTCATTAATAGCGTGAAAAACAGCGTGCGGAACTCAAAACGAGGTGGGAGGGCAACTCGCCGCCGGAAAAATTGAGGCGTTTGATTTATAGTCGCAGAGTAGAAATGCCACAGCCGCAAAACTCGCTTCGGTCTAAAAAGGATTCTAGCAACGCGGGGGAGAATACCCCGGGTCGCAAGAAGCCGCAGCCGCAGAAGAAGCGGGCAGGTGGGACGGGAGGGAACGGCAACGATAGCGACGACAGTGTCGACAGTCGTGGAAATCTGCGGGGGTTCATTGCAACTTCGGATGATGAGGAGGAGGAGTATAGCAGGCCCAAGCGGCGTTCCGAGAAGGTGCGGCCAACGAAGGAGGCGTCTCCCAAGAGAAAGGGGCTCACACGCAAGCCGAAGGTTGTCACGGATACGAGTGATTCTAAGCCGACTGAGTCCAGCGATGAAACCTACGTGCCTCCAAAGAAGGGACGGGGGTTTCAGCCTAGGAGGGCACGTAAGCCTGAGCCCGAGCCTGAGCCCGAGGAGGACGAGGAGGATGAGGAGGATGACGACGATGAGGACGATGACGAGGAGGAGGAGAGCGAGTGGATCGATGAGGACGAGGAAGATTCTGAGGAAAATTCCAAAACACGGCGTGCAGAAATCAGCATCAGTTTCGGAGGTCTCGGCCAGGAGTCCAATGACCACCTCATTCCCAAGCGGCACAATATGAAGAAGGAGTCGGACATCGTGAAGAAGTTCGTGAAACTCGTGACGGAGCCGCAGGACGACGGGGGCATCGACGACCAGATTGACCAGTTCAAGAGTCTCAGCGCCGAGAAGCAGAAGCAACTCATTTCCAGTCTGGAGAATCGGCCGTCCGTGGCGCAGGAGAATCTTATGTTCAAGATTCTCACGATGAACTTGACACCTGAGACACGCAGTGTGATTCTCTCCAAGTACAATGCGCTTCAGAGTATGGACCCGAGCGCCGGTGAGTATTACAAGCACAGGGCGTGGCTGGAGAAGGTCACGTCGCTCCCTCTTGGGGTCTATAAGGAGATGCCGGTGAAGTTGGACGATGGCCAGGACAAGTGCGGGGCCTTTATGGAGCGGGCGCGGAAGAGCATGTCGGATTCCATTTATGGCCAGGAGGCGTCGAAACTCCAGATTCTCCAATTCATCGCTGGAAAGATTGCGAATCCGACCTCTCGTGGCCTGAGTCTCCTTCTGGTTGGTCCTCCTGGTATTGGTAAGACCAGTCTCATCAAGAACGGGATTGCAAAGGCCCTCGACTGGCCGTTCCAGTTCATTTCGCTCGGTGGCGACTCGGACGCAACGACCTATACGGGTCACCAGCTCGTATATGAGGGTTCACATGCGGGGAAGATTGTGAACTCGCTCGCTGCGGCGAAGAGTATGTCGATGATTCTCATGTTCGATGAGCTGGACAAGATTTCTGCAACGCCAAAGGGTGAGGAGGTGCAGAATCTGCTCGTGCACATGACGGACTCGGTGCAGAACTGCGACTTTGAGGACAAGTATCTCTCGGGGATTCCTCTGGACCTGAGTCGGACCATGTTCGTCTTCTCGGGCAACGATATCACGAAGATTGACAAGGTGCTTCTGGACCGGATGGTAGTGATTCATCTGGAGGGCTACGAGAAGAAGGATAAGATGGAGATTGCCGAGAAGTATCTGCTTCCAACTGCTCTGAAGGACGTGAGTCTCACAGAGAAGGTGAATATTTCCAAGGATGTTATTGAGTACATTATTACGGAGTATGCGGGTACGGAGCCGGGTGTGCGAGAGCTCAAGAGGTGCTTAGAGCAGGTTGCACAGAAAATCAATATGCTCCGCATGTTCAATACGAAGGACTTGCCATTCCACATTCCGGATTTCCAGTTGCCCTTCATTGTGAAGAAGTCGCACGTGGACTTGTTTCTGAAGAAGCCGAAGGCTAGGGACCTTTCCTTGGAGCGGATGTATACTTAATGGCTCACTCGTCCATTCCAGCGACTCCGAGGTTCTGGAACAAGTTCACAAAGTCCAGGAAGAGTCCGAGACTCTCATTGATATAATCTCCTCGTTTTTTACACTGCCGCGCATGAAGTTTCACAACTTGTGTATCATACGCTGCAAGCAGAGAGAACAGACCTACGCCGAAGAATGAGAGGAGTTTTCTTCCTTCGAAGTATTGCTCTTTTTGTATGGTGGTCGTCGCTGTAAGAATAAAGAGAATCAGTTGGGCTATTATGAGGCCTACGAGCGCACCGAATAAATAGGGGCCGAATCCGAGCAGGTTATTCTTGTCATAAATGCCCACGGCGACCATTCCCACAAAAACGCCGGTGGCGAGAAAGAGTGTGCGCGCCAGAATGTTCTGTTCATCTAGACGCTCCACGAGTGGTCCGGAAAGTTGTCCGATAAGATAGGCGAAGGAGACGGCGGCCACATATTTTAGGGGAGTATTGGATGACATTCCTGGAATAAACCATACGAGCGCAATAGAGGCTAGGAATACGAGGAGCGTTGCCCATACCGGGCTTTGCAGACTATCCTCTAAGGCATTAAAGAGTGCAGGGTTAGTTGCACTTATAGCGGCGATTCCTACTCCAGCCGCAGTGTGTGCGAATGTTTTTGCGATGAAATACTTACAGGTGGCCATTCTATTTAGTTGTGGGATTTAGCCATTCATTACTGCGGCTGCCACCATCCCCCCAAAAACCAATCCAACAATTACAAGAATAGTAAAATCAATCACATAATTTCCAGTCGTGCTTCCAGTCCAGTCGTTTAGTATATAACCGGCCGTAAATCCCTCCTCTTTCTTTTCCATCTTCTTCAAATACATCAAGACCGCCCCAAAAATGAGCGCATGCACAAGGACAGCCATGACGGATGTTCGGCCAGACATCCAGACCTTCTTTCCTTCCGCAGGAATCGTCAAAAGAAAACCGGGCGAAAGAAGAACGAAAAGAAGAACTTCGTAGAACATTCTATTTTATAGGGAGGTTTTTGGCAGCAGACTCTGCTGCGGCAGGTGGTCCCCATAATTCCGCATCTTGGCGTGCGCGCTCTTGGACCATCGCAGCCACTTTCGCCTCGGCCTCTTTGGCCGCAGCAGAGTCCGGTGGTTTCACGGCGCATCCAGAGCCTGAGCCCCAGCGATTCATCATGCAGGGACGCTTTAGACCGGGCGGACACGAATTCATCTACCGTATAGATAGAATGGATATCTTCCCGAACAGCAGCCCGAAAGGTATGTACATCAACAAAAAGATTTATTTGGTCGTCGTGTTTTTCGTGATTCTCGGAGGACTGAATTGGCTCCTTATGGGGGCCACAGGTACAAATGTGGTGCGCCTCGTCCTGAATCGCCGCATGAGTTCCATCTTATATGTCATTATCGGTCTGTGCTCTCTGATGCTCGCCTTCCGCCGAGATGTCTACCTGCCCTTCTTGGGTCAAACCATCTTTCCCGCAGCAGCACTCGCTCTAAAGACGCCCCAAAGTGCGAATGAATCGGTGGAGATTACAACACGGCCGGGCGCAAAAGTGGTCTACTGGGCCGCAGAGCCGAGTGTGACTGCCGACTCTAAAAACACGCCCGGTTGGGACATTGCGTACAGCGAGTTTGAGAACTCGGGTGTAGTCGTTGCGGACGACAAGGGCAAGGCGACTCTGCGTATTCGTGGTCCTCCGCAGGCGTACACAGTGCCCGTTCATGGGAAAATCAATTCCCACGTGCATTTCCGGATTGAAGAGCCGAATGGATTCTTTGGGCGTGTGCAGATGTATTATATGGACTCCAAGAAAATAGAGGGGTTTGCTGATAATATTTAGGTGTCATGATGCGGTAACCGCCCATCTAAACCACCATATAATGTATAAGACTAGATGGAAACTCCGAAGAAAATCTCCGTCGGCTCCGGCGGCTATGTTGAAATACTTGAGGTATTTGGTGATGATCTCACCGTTGTAAATGCCGCACGTGTTTCATTCAATAAAGAATCCACCGAACTTGGTCCCAGGGACACCGGTCTCATCAAGTATCTTGCGAAGCATCAGCACGTCAGCCCCTTCTTTCACCCCCAACTCCGCTTCCGCCTGAAAATGCCGATTTTCATTGCGCGCGAATGGTTCCGCCACACGGTCGGTTTCGCACGCAACGAGGTCAGCCGGCGATATGTCGATACTCCCCCGGAAGTCTGGATTCCCGACGATTTCCGAGAGCGTGACCCGAATCTCAAACAGGGCTCCAAACAAGAGAGCATCACAGACAATGAGACGGCAGTCAAGGCGTACATCGATGCAATGGACGTTTCACTGACGGCGTACAAGAAGCTTCTTGAACTTGGTGTGGCCCCGGAACTCGCTCGTGCAACCCTGCCGCAGAGCATGTATACGGAATTCATTGAGACGGGCTCTTTGGCGGCCTATGCGCGCCTGTGTGCTCTGCGCCTTGACCCGCACGCACAAAAAGAAATCCAGGAGTTCGCCGCAGCCGTTTCGGAATGCTGTGCGACCCGTTTTCCTGTTTCGTGGGCTGCGCTTACAGCGATGTGCTAAAGTTAAGTACCCCCAAAGGGGGTACTTATTTTATGCCTGCATCGCTACTGTAGGCATGTAGGCTAAGTTAGGACACCTCGGGGTGTCCTAACTTTGGCACATGCCGTTATACCCGCTCAAACCACATGAGATACGTATTACCTCCAAACACCGGGTTCGGAATAGGCGCACATGAATCGTCGTCGAACACGTGCCACTTTGTCTCGTCCACTGTAGAGCGGCACTGCGCTGTATAGTGGCCCGCCGCGGAATGTCCGTGGTGGTCCACCATCGACACGAGTTTATACGAACAACTGCCCGAACGCTCTGGGGTCTCTGTCGAGAAGAACTGCTCAAATGATACCGGCGTCTCCCCCTGATTCGGCAAGGCCGCAAGCGGCGTATGAATCTTCTTCGAATCATTTCCGAACCGCTTCAAGTGCACGACAAGATACTTAGGAAATCTCCAGACGGACACCGTCTGGACGGCCTCTGTGCGCCCCGTCTCTTTGCATTTCGTACAATCATAGCCCGATATGGTCGTCGGCCTGAACTCCTCCTGAATCATATCGAACAGTTGTACGCCCTCTGGTGCACTCGTCGGAGGAATACCCTTCATCTCTGTAAACGCCTCCCACCGATGCGAGCCGTTTCCGCAACCTTTGCAAGTGATGACGTAGTGATACAGGCCGTAGAACAGGTCGACGAACGGGCTGTATGTCTTGCTAAAGTGTGTCTTCCAGGCCGTCAGTGCCTGAACACAGTGGCGGTCCTGCTCAGACTTGGGCTCATCACGAGTAATACGCATCTCCACCTCTTGGGCCGTCGACTCATGTAAGATGTCAAGAAGACACAGGTAAAACTCGTGACTATCGTGACACACCTTATGCTTGAATTTCTCGAACGTTCCGAAGGAATGTTCCTCGATGCAGCTGTGAAATTTCCGCCAGAAATCGGCGGGACGAACGCTCTGGCGCATTTTACACTGTTGAAGAAGCTGCACAGTATTTGCGAAAGATTTCACGGCGACCTGCTGCAATTTTCGCAGATTCTCTGGCTCCTTTTTAAACAGGGTCGTATACCGACCCTCCTCCAAAATCCAGGAAACCTTTCTGCAATGACGTAAAGCCTGTATAACTGCGTTTGCATAACATGTCATACCCATATTGACAATGCCTCCAAGTTGCGTATCTGCCATACTGCTCTATACTGTAAAAGAGGCCTTAACCCCTGCCCCTTCAATTTTTAGTATGGAACGTGGCTCGCCGTATTCTGACTCCCCCCTCCTCTCGGAAATTCACGCATTATTCCCGGCCCTCTTGTACGACCCGGCCAGATTTCGCAGCCTACAAGACGTCTTTCGTTACGTCCGAGAGCAGCTCCGTGCCAGATACGACATTTTCTCCAATGCGACCAGAGACTTTCAGAATAATGACCCTGTCTTCGTAAACCGTACAAACACGGTAGTAACGTCAAGAATACCCGTTGTCTCTATGAACGTAATGGAATCAATCAATCAAATCGCTATTAGCGACTTGATTCGGTCGTTTCTACAAGGAGGGACGGGTACGAACACAGATGCGTATACGGCGCCAAATCCGACGAGCGCACAGATTGAAAGTGCCACCCAACGCCTCTCTTACGTTGGTCCCGATACAGAATGTGCTATATGCCAAGATTCCATCGTAACGAACGAAGTTGTTCGTAGAGTAAACACGTGCCAACATATGTATCATGATGCGTGTCTTATTACTTGGTTCGAACGCCACGCAACATGCCCGCTATGTCGGAATGATATCCGGGCGGAAGACACCGTTATACCGCCGCCTTTACCGTAGACATGGCAGATATGTAGGAGTTCGTGAAAAGTTCCTGATAGGAAGGTTGTGGAGCAACCGGTTTCTCCATCTGTTTCACGTGGTCTTGATGACGTTTCACCTTGTCCTGTAGTTTCTTGAAAATATCATTCTCCTCTGCGTTGAGTCCCTCTGGAACCGGCTCCACAGTGGCCGGCTTCGCCTTTCCGAAAATATACAGTCGACTTGACTCATTCGTCAAGTAGGCCAACAGAATAATAACACTGATAGACATCCAGAATGCAGTGAATACATTGCGGGTAGCAACGAAGATGACAACGAACAGTAATAAACGGCGAAACCACGGGTTTTGTAAGAACCTATCTTGTTCGACCGTAAGGCTTGTTGCGAGATGCCGACCACCCAAGTTCAAAACCAACATCATTAGGCCAATAAAATAGGTATTCGTATTCAAGGTAGAAAATGCAGCCTCTATTGGATTCATAGGCCCATTGACTATAACGGCCGCTGCTGGAGGCGGAAGTGCCATTTCTAACGGTGGCCACTATTTCTTTTGCAAGTCTGAAAGTGACCATTTATCAATGGTGACTTCCAGGTCCATTATATAGAAGAATACGGTGTATATGAGAAGCAGCGTAACATGCGCAGACCAATCGGACGCAAGAACAATGAGAACAAGAAGCATGATTCTCCATATTGCCAGTGGATAGACGTGAATCATTGCGAGAGGGTACGCATTTTCATACACGGCCCCCTCTACGAGATTCCAGGCGAACAGGGCAATAATAAAGATGAGTTTTATATATCCATCTATCGTCTTTGGAAGATGTTCTATGAACTTCTTCATCTACGATCCTCACAGAAAAAAGATGTGGAGGGGGGCCACTAAGGACTGCTTCTAGTCGAATTCGACCGACTCGTCGCATTATTATCCTGTACAGCGGTTGTAGTCACATCATCCTCTTCGAATCCAATCGGATTCTCTTTCAGAACTGCTTCGATCCACCACGGTTTCGCATTATCCACAATTTTCACCATATTCTTTTTGTCCTGGAACCCCTCCTTATTCCGGGGACTCATCAAAAGAACCAGAAGAGTAAACAGGGCAATAAAAAGGCCATTTAACCAGGAATATTTCGTGGAAACGAATATGGCTGCAATAAATAAAAGGGTCTTCCCGATAATCGTATCGGCGTTTCTGCGAATCTCTACAGGGTATTCACGAACAAACACAATCGATAAGATAAGGAACATGAGTATATACACTTCTATCGGCGACCACTGTTTTGCGAGAATATCGAGTAAGGCGGCACGAGCACCACCTTTCATTACTACCGGTACTGTTGTGGCAGGAGGTGGCATAAACCTATCTATTATACTATATACATAATGATAATTGACCTAAGAGATACTTTAACCTGCTACATACTTATTATATGTATCATTGGTACACTCATGATGTTCAAACGAAATAACTTTTATGCCATATGCCGGGATCTCTAAGGGCCGGCACATGCTGCAACATCTTTTCTAGGAAACTCACAGAGAGGGGATGGAACTCTGTTCCATAGAAGATGCATTCCCAAATATTCAAGGAAAGAATCCAGCACCCGGCTGCACAGATGTAAAATCGTCCAAGGAGGAGCGACGAGCCGCAAGAAAACGGGCTAAAAAATGCAAGGGTCCATCGGAGGACTTCCTGAACGCCGTGGATGATATTCCTACTACAGATCCTGACCGCCCCGCTGTAAAACGCATGGGTGAATTGCCGGCGTTTGCCAGTTACGACGACGCATTTAAGGATTTAAGCGGGGCAGAGGGATTCAAGATGCCGGTACTTCCTGCTTCGAACTGTCTAATGAGCGACCCGGGCTACCCGAGCTACTTTGGGAAGGGTCTGGAGGATGCCACAGAGGAGGCGCCGCCCGTGAATTGGCCGTCTTCGGAATTGGCGAAGCAGCAGTTGAGTTCGATTGTGAAGGATACGGCAGCACTACAGGGGCTCGTTAGCGGGAGCAAGGGTATTGGCAGTGGAAAACCGGATGTATTTGCGGCCGTGGGGAGTACAACAGGGACTGCGGGTCTTGCTGTGTATAACTCGGCGACAGACCACACACCTCGGGGTGCAATGTCGAACGACGAAGGGTTTGCGAATATGTTCAATGATTCCGCTGATACCATGCTCAACGAGACGTTCGAATATGAATTCGGAGGCAAGGGCGCTGAAAAGGCCGGGGGCGTGAAGACTCTTCCGGCGCCCTCATTGGATGATGCTTGGAAACCGCTCACGACTGCAAAAACGACGACGGCCTTTTTTACGGCGAAAAAGCCTAAGGAGGCAGCGAAACCGGCGGAAGAGTATATATTGCGCCCGGAGAAGAAAATAGCGACGGTGGAAAAGAACTCGAAACTGCCGTACAAACCGGCACCCCTGCCGCCGGCTGAAGATTCTGACCCGGAATCAATGCGTGCTCAAATGGCGCAGCAGATGCGGGAACTTACGAAGAAATTTGAGGATTTGGAGGCGAGGCGGAAACGAGACACGAAGAATGAGGTGCTGCTTTTTGTTGGAACTGGCCTGTTCGTTCTCGTGAGTCTGGATATTGTTGCGAGACTTTCGAGGCGGTAACGTCTAGAACGCCACGGTTTATTTGCATATTATTCTTATAGTATGCAAATAGACTGTAATATGATATATATATATGGGGATAGTCACGCCCATTTTAGTTTTAAGAATTTGAAGTTAGCTTATACCGATTATCATCGTTCTTCTATAACAATGTTTCGAGTTGGCAGAGATAATACAATTATAAATTTTAATAAAAACAGGATTGTTAACGAAAATGACATTATTGTTTTATCCTATGGTGAAGTGGATTGTAGGTGTCATATTGAAAGACAAATAAACAGTGGGCGGAATGAGGATGATGTAATTAATGAATTAGTGGAACAATATTTCCTAACAGTTAAGAACAACGTAGTTCAAAAATGTAAAATAATCATTGTTGGTATAATACCACCGACAAAACAAATGGACTACGAAATATTACACGGACCCATATTACACGAGTTTCCATTTGTTGGGACGGATAGTAATAGAGTTAGATATACGAATAAAGTTAATAATAAACTGGAGGAGCAGTCTATAAGAAACAACTATACTTATTTTAACCCATATGCGTATTATACACGGGAAGATGGGACTCTAAAACACGAACTGTCTGATGGAATAGTGCATTTGGGCGATAATACACACTTTTTAGAAAAGTTTTATGAATGCGCTAGCGTTTAGTACTACAGTTAAGTACTTGGCGGTAACAGCTAGTATTTAAATTAAGTACCTGGCGGTATGCCATAGTTAGTATAATGTGTGCCAGGTACATTTGCGTTCTTTTTAAATTTAGAGATAGTTCGTTGCACACATTCTTTGCTTCCAATTATTTCCATGCCGTTCAATACTGCCCTCCATTTTGTGTTTGATTTATCAATGGCATACGGGTCTTGATCTTCATCATCCGTCTTAGAGGGTTTACATTGCTCAGCAGGAGGGGGTGCGGGTTTGGGCGCTGGCTTAGGTGCAGGAGCAGGCTTGGGTGCGGGTTTGGGCGCAGGAGGAGGTGGAGGAGCAGGTTTGGGTGCAGGCGCCGCAGGCGCCGCAACAACAGGTTTGGGCGCTGCAACAACAGGTTTGGGCGCTACAACAACAGCGGGCTTCGCAGCAACAACCGTTTCTGTCGTCTCTTCTTTGTGTATTGCAACAGAACTCGGATTATTTTTGATGAAATCCTGAACGACAGCATCCTTCTCGGCCGGATACTCTAAATCAAACACGCCGCTTGAAGAAAGTATCGATGTTGGCACTTTCGGATTAGTATTATCTACAAGGGGGTCAATAGTCCCTCGTACCCCATTTTCGAAAACGACGATACTCTGTGAATTCCCACCCTTATTCGGCGCATACGTCACTGCTTCAATAAATGTCAACTTTATATTGTCCTTTATTGACCATAAGCCAGCCATAATAAAAAATGCAGACGTATCAAGCCGTACTGTTTTCTTCTGAGCCGCCATACTTAATATAGGTACATAACATATTTGCCCTTATATTGCATCTGTTTCTTCTCGAACAGTTCCTTCAGTTCTTCGATTTCCGCATCTGTCGGGTATCGTTGCCCCTTATTCTCGGAATCTTTTGACAGTTTTAAGTTGAAATGTACCCGCTTATTGCTGCTCTTCTCAATTGCGCCTACTCGGACCATCGGCTTCCCATCCGATATAGAATACTGTGGCTCCGCAATACTAATTTTACTTAATTGAACTTCTACATCATCCTCTAATGTTGCTTCGTTCATATCGGCGGCATCCCCATCATTTAAAAACCTCTTTCGAGCCTCCGTTTCGTTGACGGGATTTTCGAAATAGTCTCGTATGGAGTACAAGAAACATTTTGCCTCTTCGCACTCGGACGTTGTCAGCAGCAGCCTATTTTCGTAACATTTTTGAACGGTTAGATTTCGGAAAAACATTTCGATTGCCGTGCCCCATGATTTCAGCGCAGGGTAATTAAAGGTGGTAGCGTAGTGATTTTCGGGTGAGAATATTTCTTTCATATTCGTCGGTGTTAAATTCAAATCATTCAACAATTCCGCCTCTCCTTTTACTAATACTGGTACTTCCTGCTGCACCTTGTCGCACAAATTTCCTCCCGCAAGTCCATCGATATTTACAGGAATGTCAGGTAGAAGTTGGAACGCACCCCCTGACTGTATTAGCACGTCTCTTATCTCGCGAAATTGTTTTTCCGTTGCTATGGCCTCTGCTGTCTGACCAGTAGAATTAACTAAGGTTTTATTTGCGCCCCCAGCAATTAAAACTTGTGCCACACCTTTCAGATTGTTTTCCGCTGCGACTATAAGGGGAGTTTTCCCCGAGTCTGCTCGTGCATCAATTATCGGAGAAGGGGCAAGTCCATTTATTTTTTTAATAGAGCCCAGTATTTCTTTCAAGACATCTACATTACCCTCTTTACAGGCAATATGTAGGGCTGTTTCATTTTGTGCATTGGCTTTGTTTGTGAGTAATTGCTGTGTTATGGCTTCTGATACTGTTGCTGGTACAGCCGCTGGTGCCGCTGGCGCCGCTGGCGCCGCTGGCGCAGCAGCATACACCTTCACTATCCTATCTAAGATTTCCCGCATAATTTCAGCACTACCCTGTTTCGCCGCAACATGAATTGGTTTTATTGTATTTGCTGCTAACGGTTGATTTAATACAGCCATCGTGTCATTTCTAATAATGGCCTTATCCGTATTTACCTCTGCAACAATATCAAAAATAAGTTTTACCACTTCTGCTTTTCCACCTTCACAGGCAAAATGTAAAGGTGTTTTTGCGTCTTGCCCAGCAGCACCTATTGCTTGAATTCTGGCACGCTCATCTGCGTACGCCTTCAACACTTCTCGTATCGTTTCTGCTTTACCGCTCTTACATGCAAGGTGTATGGGTTTATTACCTTGAAGATTCGGCTGTTCTATTACAATTCCTTTTTCAGCAGGAGGTAGTCTACCCAACAGCTCTTTTACCGTCTCAGCATGACCACCTTCACATGCAAAGTGTATAGGTCGCATATTATCATTTCCAACTACTTTTATAGCCTCTATTCTTGCAGCATCTGGGAGTGCATTCAATAGTTCTTGTACAACTCGTGTGTATCCACCTTTACAAGCAAGATGTAAAGAATTATTTTCGTTTGTAACCTTACGAATTCCAGCAGGTTTATCAGTCAGTCTGCTTAAGAGTTCGTGCACAATTTCCACATGACCCTTTTCACACGCAATCTGCAAAGATGTTCTAGTTCCATCTTGCTCATCAGCGCCCGAATACAAATTGATATCATTTGCAGCACTGGCACCACGTTTATTCAAGACCTGTTTTACAACTTCGACACTCCCCCCTTCACAGGCAAAATGTAGGGGGTTCTTTTTAGCCGGTAAAAACAACCCTTCAAACGGTGGTACTCCTAATTTTCGTAATAAAATTTCGGTAATTGCGGATTTCCCCCTTTTCAAGCTAATTGCCAGGGGAGAATTCTCGTCAAATTCTGCACCAATTATCGCATCGGCTGCAATACTCCGTAATAAAATTTCCACAATCGGCGCATGGGCCCCTTCACAGGCAAAATATAGAGGTGTTTTTCCACCTTCCGTTTGTACTATAAGTCCTGCAGCCTTCTCTGCATCAGGATACTTTGCTAAGAGTTCGTTCAACACTTCTACAAACCCCCCTTTACAAGCAAAATGTATTGCCTTCATGTTGTCTGCGGCATCTGCATTCAATGTTTGTAGGATGGAAGCAGGAGCAGCAGCAGCAACCTTCTCCAACAATGCTTTTACAACACCACTCCGCCCATTTTCACACGCAAAATGCAGGGCGGTTTTTCTGCCAGATTTAGTAGCCACCGCATTTATCTCAGCCCCCTTTTCCAACAGTAGTTTTACAACCTCTAAACGACCTGCCTGAGAGGCTATATGTAGAGCGCCCATATCACTTGTCGTATCCTTGGACCCAACAATTGCCGGCGTGGTTTCAATCAGTCTACGTACCTGTTGCACATCACCTACACGACTAGCATTCAACAAGTCATCACCGCCGGCTAAATCAGAGGGGCCAATTGGAACATACGGAACATCCTGTTTCGATTTGTATCCGCTCCAGTTGCACGAAACTGCTTCGGACGGTGTTCGTACAGCATACGTTTTATCTCCAACATCGATAATCTGCAAATTAGCCACACTCGCAATTTCCGCCTCCACGGACCACTGTGTAAAAACATTCCCTCCCCTTTCTCTGATACGCTCTGACTCTTCACGACACACGTCGCCAGAGCCATCCTCATAGTCTCTCGAGGCCCTCTTTTTGATACTAAACGTACAAATAGTATAAGGGGTAAACTGCTCTAAATCGAACAACCCAAGCCCCTTCCCCCTCTTTTGCACATGCTTCTCTCCACAACGCCCTCCGCCAATCATCAATTTCCGACTCTGTTTCTTTTTCTGTCTGGAAGCCCTTTTACGCTTCACAACACCTGGTTTTTGGCCACCACCACCCGCAATACCCGTTTTAAGTCCAGAAACATCTGTGTAAATTTCACTCAATGCCTTTTTCTTTCCGATTTCTTCGACTAATTCGATATAGTGCGTAAAATCCTCTTTTAGTGGAAAGCGTGTGTAGGTTACAGAGTCAATACGGCCGTTCAGGAATTTCTTTATATCTGTTTTCAGATTAGCTCTAAAGGCACTTTGGGGGCCAGCTGCTAAATCGTCTATAATAGCGTCTAAATTGTTACGTATGTATATAAAAAGTTCGGTAAGAATTATATACTGTCCTCTATTCAGATATATTTTGTGGTCTTTGTTTGGGGCCCCAGCATTTACAAGTAGTAAATCCAGTATTAAATAAATATTGACAGCCTTAGGATTCGCCGCACGAGCCGCAGCCTTAGCCGCATCATCCGCCCCACCATATACGGCGTAAACGGCGGCAGTAACAGAGGCTCTACCAACTACTGCATTATCAAAGCTATCTCCTAGAATACGTCTTAGCTCTCCACCCAACTTATCCAATCCATCTACTACATAGAACAGGCCCCAAATAAGAATACGTAGGTTTACTTGATTATCTTTTATACTCAAATAATCTTTATCTCCCAATTTCAAATCTCGTATGGCTTTCACGGTTTTCAGTTTCCCAACAACTGTATTAAGAGCCGGTGCTAAAGAGTCTCGAGTTTTATCAGGAATACTGCCCTCATTCCCCGCAGTCGCATCCGCCACGAGCCCACTCTGGAAAGCATCGAGCGCCGGTAAAGACTCCGTTTCTGGATATATGATCTTCTCTAAGAAATCGGTGTCGGTCTTATTCACTACATAATTATACCTTAAAATCGACCGATTACATTTCACAAACGAAGTCCGGTCACTCACAAACAGACCGCAGCCCTGTTTTCCATAATACGGTGACCTATACACTTCTGCAAATATATTTTTGGAGCATTCCTCGTTGAAATTACAGCCGATAAATATGCCATCCACGTTTTTCATCTTGAACGGATATAATATACCACACGGCGACAATAGAGTCGGTATTTCCATACTTTGCGTCTGTTCCTTTGTAATTAGATTGAGTAAATACAGTCCAGCCTTAACCTCGTTTTCGGAGAAATTCGACATAGAAAAAACATTATATTTATTCTGCATCTCGAGAGTAGACGTATACAAAAACACACTGCGATACGTCGTAGTCTCTGCGGTGTATGCCGACGCAAATACGAGAGCAACCTTCTTGTTTATTTTGCACGTACCCGCCTCTTCGTCTATGTTGAACACGTTCAAGTCGTACAAATCTCTTAGCACCATTTTTAAAATGGCAGTCGTATCTAAAACCTCATTGTCATTGTAGGTTTTCAACTCCTCCAAAGGCGGTATCACTACCACGTGCTCAATCGACTTGTCTAAGCATGTCACACGCCGGTCCCCAGATATGCTTGCGGCAACATAGGTAGACCCTGACAGTGCCGCCATTTTCGAGTTAGGAGATTTACCGGTAGACGTTTTAATTACACTCCATGCGCCCATCTGACTTTGTATATAATCATTCATGTATCGGCCAAACCGGTCCGCATTCTTATATTTTATGTCTAATTTATCGAGCCAAACTATCATCGGATGTGTTTTATCTAGCGGTTTACCAATGTTGAATTGATACTCGTTCCTGTATATAACCCTCTCTTCGAATGTCCTATAGATTTTCTGGGCCTCTCGGCTTAGAAACCTCCTGGCGAAATCAGGTATACGTGTCGACGGCCCTTGTACCTGGTGCTTAGCCATCTCCTCTTCGACTTCTTTGAGCGTATCCTGGTCACTTTTACCTGCCGCCTTTAACGCCAGATACTTTTTTCTTCCAGCCTCTACCTGCTCGGCCGTTCCATATTTCAATAGTTTTTCTATATCATGGTCGTTCATCCCATATTGTTTGTCAGCCGCATCAAGTGTATTTTTCAGAAGTGTTTCTGGAATTAATTCGGATAGTTCCGTATCAGTTGCACCCCTATTTTTAGCCTCTAGTATAGTTTCGCCCGTGTCTCTTATTATCTGTGCTTTCGTTTCTCCGCTTAAACTGGTCCATAAGCTATCAAAGGCGACTGCTGGCCCTTGAGCACCTATTGGGGCTTGAGGAGCTGCTGCAGCCACCGCCGGCGTTCTACTAAAAAAATCCCAAAACCCAGCACCACCACTCATCGCCATTATCTCTGGATTTTCAGACGCCCCGTCCTGTGTAAGAACTGACTCGTTTATATTAAAATCATCCGAAGGTTTCATGCCTCCTCCACCTTGAACAGGAATAAGAGGTCGCTCGGCGCCCCCAGCCAATAAAGAAACATCTTCTGGTTTGCCCCCCTCCATCTACTCCTATAGGCTACGAAAAACTGCTTTAAGAGAACACCTATCTATTTTTAGACATGTCAAGTTCGCCTCTTCTGTCCGATAGCGAGGCGCAAACACGGCGTAAAAAGATACACTGTAAGCAGGAACTTATCATTACGAGTCTGCAGAAATTTTATGCTGACCGGGCAGATTCAGAAGAAATTCTTCAATATCTACAAGGCACGTCCACCATTTCTCTCAGACTTATTGACTGGTTCGTCACAAACTATGCGAAGCAGTACAATATCTCCTACATTTTCGGTGGCCAGGAATATCTCGTCTACACGAATTACAAGTCGCAGTTGAAGGCCTATTCGAAAAAGTTGTTCGACCCCTTCTGTCGCAGAGAGCGGATTATGTTCCAACTAAACGGCTACGAGCCCTTCCTGACAACGGTTGGAAAACTGAACTTCTTCCGCTGGGCCATTGAAAAGGGAGTCCTCGCCTACATCAAGGAGAATTTTGCCAAAATCGAAAAGGAAATGAATACGAGCGCAAAGGAATTCCAGCGTATTCGTTCCGAGACGAACTCCACGGAGTCGTCCAAGAACTCGAATGAAACGATTGAGACCGTTTCCACGAAGTCAACGACGCGTCGTAGAGCCCGTTTAACAGGTACAGATTCCGTAAGCTCTGCAAAAGTGTTGGAGAAGCACGATGTGCGTGTGGAAGTGCGTTTTGACTAATTATCCCGCCGGTCATCTGCCGCCGCCGGCCCCCATCTTGTCCAGGGCACTCACGCCCTGCGTCCTGTAAATAATCTCAGGGTTGTCAACCTTTGGCCGCATGAGATTATACCACTCCGTAAGAGCGATTGGGGCCTTTCCTTCCTCACTATAGCGATTTGTGAATGTCCTGGCTCGAATCCTCTCGGATTCTGTGAGCCCCCTGTCGGCCTCCTTTGGTTCATAGACGGCAGAGCGAACCTCACGCACCATGTTTCGTGGGTCACGAGTAGGGTCGTAGCGGTCAAAAAAGGGGTTCAGAGACAGATTGGGGGCTGTCGGGTCGTAGGGCTGTGACTGTCGGAAATCACGAATGTCGGTGCGACTAGTTAGAGGCGCCATATCTTGATACACGGTGTTGAGGCTTGCCGGCACATTGGAATCCATCTTGGCATATTTGGGATTCGTCACCTCCTCCGTGTTTTTCTGCCGCTGTATACGAAAGGCATTCAGTATTTCGGTTTTTATTCCGGCTATAAAGCTGTTGTCTGCGCCGGATCCAGAACCGGATCCCACACCGGATCCCCCACTATTACTCCCGTAAAACGCCTTCATCGCAGCCAAAATTCCCTTCTTTTCCCGCTCTGTGGCCGCATTCAGAAAATCACGCCTATCGGTTTGCGACGGGAAAAAATCCATGAGCGCCCCTGTCAAAAATAGCCCATTGTTCGTATCATAGGTGTCCACAATCTTCATAAAGGAGTCCACGAATGACTTTACCTTCTCGGCATCGTTTATGAGGGGAATCTGGCTATTTGCAATCGTAATACGAAACCGGTCCAGGTCATCTGCCGTCGGAACACGATAGGCATCCGCCAATTTATCAAAGTTCGCCCCTTTCGGAGTCTGCGTCACAATGCCCCCCTCCATTCCGTAACGGACGACTCCTGACTGCTGTATTGGCGTCGTTGCATTCCAACTCTCTATGAAACGGGCATTTGCAGTGTCTCGGGTATTCGTCTCCTTACGCACTCTCGGCTGGAAATTCGCAGGAGGAATACGTAACGGCCCTGCAAATTGCGGAGTGTAGCGAACCTGTGTCTCCTCCCGGTCCCTGTTTTCCATGACCCCATAGTCAGGTGGACCAGAACCCGACGGATTTGGAAATAGTTGGTATCGCTCCATCGTCTAAAGAATAGATAGAACATTTGTTTAGGAGGATGTACGTGGTTCCTATCTTTCAAAAGACGATAAACAACTTCGATGATACGACCATGAAACAGGTATGGATGCTCTTGGAGCGAAACGGGACCTTCTGTAGCTCCGTGGAGTCGCTCGAGGATGCTGCAACGTATGCGGCCGAAAATGATATACCGCTCACGGGAGAGCCGTTCCTTAGAGGCAACACCATCTTTTTACCGGTCGATAGCACATCAACACTCTTGGACCAATTTTATACATGGAACGAGACACGCCCGGATGAACAGCCCATGCGCACAGTCTGGCGCCCGTTTGTATGGATCACTCCTACCGATTCGAACGAGGATGTCTGGGGGACAAATGTACACTTGAAGAATGTCGAGGTAGGAAATGGCCTGTCGGTCCTTCAGATTATTACGGAATATTTTGCAACGGTGGCCGCTTAGAGACTTTACTCGTATTTCCTATAGAATGAGTAACGCCCGAAATAAGACGCAGCGGCGAGTTTCATTTGACCTCAGCGGAGGCGACTATTCTGTCAATGAGTCCCTGGAAAATATGCTTACGGCGGAGGCAAGCAGCGCCTACAAACGCCCCTGGCATCGTCTAGACCGAGGGCTACGACTAAACCGTATTCGTGCATTTACAGAGTCTATGGGGAAGGCTCGTGGACTGAAGGAGACCGAGCAGGCGGCGCTTCTGACTCTCTTGACAAAGGCCCTTGACAGAAAGGTCCTGAACTCCAAGACGTGCGTCCTATACGACATGGAAAAGGAGGAAATCACGGAAATAAAGCCGCTGATTATGCACCAGAATTCCCAGGGCGAGATTCTGTTCCAGATTATGGAGCGGCGAAACGCAGTGACGTTTCGTAAGAGAGTTACCCCGGAGGCCGCCGATGCCCCAACTCCCGCATAAGGAGTCCCTGTTATTACTATGTAAGATGGTTACACATATGCTTCATATGTGTAACGACTTATTAAAGGGCTGCGACGAAGAGACGCCGTGTCCATCCTATTCTGCCGACATGGAGACCTGGCTCTGCGATTTCAGCGACTATGTGGAAGATTGTTTTCCGCCAGATGAAATTGACCTGCTCTTGCTCGGACCCTCGAGTAGGTTCGTACAGGACATATTTCGCTGCTTCATGACAAAAGAGTCGCCCAGTGATTGGGCAAAGTCCCTCGTTGAGGAGCGTCTTGCGCTCGTAGAGCGCTTGTCGGCGTCGAACCAGGTTACTCAGCGCACCCCTGAATGGTACAAACAGTCGAAGACGCTCCTGACGGCGAGTGAGTTTTCGAGCGTTCTCGGAACTCCTAGGGCCGTCTCCAGTCTCGCCCTTCAAAAGGTCGCCCCTCTCTCCGAGAATCTTCGACAGAACACGACGGCCTGCTGCACGCCGGAAATGGGGCCGTTCGATTGGGGCATCCGTTTCGAGCCGGTCGTGAAACAGGTTCTGGAGCGCATGGGGCAGGTGAAACTTCTTGAAATGGGGCGCCTTATTCACCCGGAAAATGGCCGCCTCGCAGCGAGTCCCGATGGAATCATTGTTGGCGCAGCTGACACCGATAGAATAGGGCGTCTCTTAGAAATAAAGTGCCCGATTACCCGAAAGATTGATGGGACGATTCCGCAGGACTACTGGTATCAGATGCAAATACAGATGGAAGTCACTGGTATTGGCGAGTGCGAATATGTCGAAATGTCGTTCGAGTCCGGGTATAAGACCCACTCTTACGAGGAGACGGCCAGCACCTGTACGCCCAGCCTGTATGATGAGGAGCACGAACGACCGATGTATTGCGGGAATCTCTGGCTCTTGCAGGACCCGGAGAGTTTAGAGCTGAAATATGCGTATACGAGTGCCGAGAAGGACGATTTGGAGAGGGCCGGCTGGTATGTCCACGAGACGATTCCGTGGCATTTGAAGGGCATGTTTCGAACGGTTGTTATGCGCAACAGGGAATGGTATGCGAGTACACTCGTAAAGCAGGAGGAGTTCTGGAAGCGTGTCGAAGATGCACGACAGGGGCTTATTGAGCCGCCGAGCCCGAAAAAGAGGGGCGTGGTTGTTCAAGTTTGTAAGATTGTGGGAGATTTCTCCGCTGTAAGCCCAACTCTCGTGACCGAATCCACTTTAGCGCCAGGTGGCGGACCCAACGCCGTTTCCGCCACTCCTGCTGAAACACCGCTATCCACCGAGTGATTTCTACAGGCGGATATGTGACACCGGCACTTGTGATAAAGTATTTATAAACATGAACGGCCTTGTAGCCTTTCATGTTTATAGACAGTGGGGGGGTTCCTTCCGGATAGGCCATAAATCCCTGGCCTCTTTCAACCTCTACCCAGCGAGTCTGGTGAATGGGCTCAGCCATCATGCATTATTATTTGGTCCGAACTTTAGATGCTCAGCTTGGCCCCAACTTTAGATGCTCGGTGGTAACGTCTAGTACCAAAGTTAAGTACTCCCCATAGATAAGGCCACTCTGTGGCCTTATGATATTGGAGTGACTTAATCTTTTTGTTCTAGCCATTAGAGCCAAGTATTTAATTTAAATACTTGGCGGTTTGTAATATGCAAGAACGAACTCATGCAGGGGTCCCGAGCAGGAGTCGGGGGCAGCGCGTTTATAGTTGTTCGTCAATTGCCGATAGTTCCCGCCCTTCTCCAGACGGCTCTGGAAATCCGCTTCGTAGCACCGCTGACTTGTCGGTGACACTTTTTGCGTTGAAAGAGGTAATACGCCATTGAGAAGGCTATAGGGCTCTCTCGGTTTATTTACGGACGTATCGTCCGCAGGAGTCATATTCTCCGTTACATCCACAGACTCCTCGAAATCGGACGCATTCTCAAACGGCTCGACTCTCTCTAGGCCCCTGAATACAAGGGGGTTTTGATACGACTGTGTTCTGTACGCAACAAGTATCGCCAGGAATATAAACCCCCAGACCATCAAATAATTTTTAAATGCGTTTTTATGGAACATACTCTCTATTATTTATTACTATTTTTAAGTTTCCCATATCCATTCATTCTTGTAGAACTTTCCAAGATGTAATATGAATATCCGTATAATGAAAGAGTGAAAAACGGTACAATAATACCAAAAGAAAATGACATATTCGATATCAAATCGCTTGTTTCCGGTATTTGCATGACAATCGTCGAGAAGATAAACAGGGTTACATATGCTACTATCATAGAAACCGTGACAATAGTATTTACCCAATTGCCAAAAAGAGTTCTATGATAATACACATACGCAATATGAAAAACAGTGAATAGATTAAATACAACTATAGAAATAAGAATGTCCGCATATGTATCCGTATCTGTTGGCATTCTTTCTCGTTTCTTAATAGAATGAAATATAATAATCTTATTGCGGAATTTCTGGGAACCCTGCTCCTGGTTCTCTCGATCCTTGCTTCCGGCGGGAACCCCCTTTTCGTGGGTCTAACCCTGTCTGTTGTGATTTTCTTTGCGGCGAACACGAGCGGCGGACACGTGAACCCGGCCGTCAGCTTGGCCATGTATCTCCGGAAGCGTATGTCGTTCAATGACCTCATGAAATACATTGTTGCCCAGATGTTGGGTGGTGCGACGTCCATCTACCTTTTTAAGATGTTGGCGTAAAGGCCCGTCGATATACTCGTATAAATGCCCTCCTCGTTCGTCTGTTCTCTAGCGACGAATCACGCTCTTCAGGATGTACAGTGCTTTCTGAAGAGTTTGATGCTATGGAACTCGGCGGTCCCTCCGACCGTCTATCTATTTGCCGACAAGGCTGTTGCCGCTGCGATACCGGCCATAAAATATTCCGGAAAACTCGTTGTGCAGGTGGCCCTCGACGCATACTCCGGGAAAACACGTGAGGAAATGGAACGAGTGGCCATAAAAGGGAAGACACTGTGGTACGAATTTCAGATGGAGAAATTGCGGCTTCTCGATTGGGTGTTCTCGTCCGAGCCGACTGCGGCCCAGGTCGGCGTCTTTTATCTCGACGCCGACATATGTTTTTTTGGCGAGTTGCCGAGTGTCCCCGAGGGATTCGACGTCGCCGTATCACCCCATATGATTCGCAGACAAGATGAGGCTCGTTACGGCACATACAATGCGGGGTATTTCTGGACGAGGTCCCCAAATGCCATCGATGCATGGCGAGCAGCATGTGCAACATCCCGATTCTTTGAGCAGGCTGCACTGGAAGTCTTCGATTCAGAGGAATGGTCCGGGGCAGGGCGCACCTACAAATTTCCGCCGCAAACGAATTATGGTTGGTGGAGAATGTTCCAGGCCGATACAGACTATGCCGAACTCCAGAAACGATGGGGTATTCGACGGGATGCGAAACACTCGGGCATCATCATCGATGGAGAGCCTCTGAATTCCATCCATACACACTGGACCACATCCGATTTTACAACGAGGATGTTTAACAATTACGTCAAACAACTTCTCGAAAAAAGCGCACCGAGACA